GGAGGCTCTACGACAGCGTTCCGGCCTCCTGATCCATTGGGGCGCGGGGAACCCCCTGATCCTTCCATCCCCGCGTCCCGACACCCGGGGCCGCCGCTCGCCCAGTGACGAGCCTGTCGGGCGGCGGCTCCGCCCATTTCACGTGAAATACGGAGCTACGAATGCAGACGAGCCAACTCCGCCACCCCGACGACGCGCTGGTGGCGACCTTCCGCATGATGGCGCTGAAGAACGAGGCGCGCAGCTCGGCCGAGGGCCGACCCATTTTCGAGGACATCGAGATCGTCGAGATCCGCGTGCCCGGCTCGCGCAACTGGACGCCCTACCCGGCCGCCGCGCACTCGCACTGGGAGAACAACCCGTTTTCCGGCGAGCAGACCTCGCGCACCTACATCGAACGCTTCCCGCGCCAGTACGCGCAGTTCAAGGCGCAGCTGCAGCAGACCAAGACCGGCACGCCGCTCGACCACGCGCCGTTCCTGTCCGAAGGCAAGCGCGCCGAGTTGCGCTCCCAGAACATCTACACCGTCGAGCAGCTCGCGATCATCGACGGGCAGGAGCTGAAGAACCTCGGACCGCACGGCCGCGACTTCAAGAACCAAGCGATCGAGTATATCGATCAGAGCAAGACCAACGCCCCGAACACGCAGCTGGTCGAGGAGCTGGAGGCGCTGCGTGCGCGCAACGCCGTGCTCGAAGAGGACAACGAGGCGCTCAAGAAGAGCGGCGGCGAGGGTCAGTTCAAGGAGATGACCACCGACCAGATCCGCGACTACGTCACCGCGCACACCGGCCAAGAGCCGATCGGCAACCTGAACCGCAAGGCGCTGGTGCGCATGGCGCTGGAAGCGCGACCGGACAAGGCGGCCTGACATGACACTGCTGACGGTGGTGAAAGACGTCTGCGCCACCGTCGGCGTACAGGTGCCGTCGACCGTGTTCGGCGGCATCGCCAACAATCGCACCATGCAGGAGATGGTCAGCCTCGCGTCCGAGATGGCGCAGCGGATCGCCTTTGACACGCGCGACTGGCAGGGGATGCAGGTCGGGCACACCTTCGTCGGCGACGGCGTGGCGACCAACTTCAACTTGCCTGCCGACTTCAAGCGGTTGCTGCTCAACAGCAACGTCTGGCGTTCGACCTCGACACAGCAGCCGATGATGTTCATTCCCGACGTCGACGAGTGGACGCGGCGCCGCCTCGCGGGCGAAACTGACAGCCGCGGCGAGTGGCGGCTGTTCGGCACCTACATGGGTATCCACCCGGCCATGGGCGTCGGCACCAATGCCGCCTTCATCTATCTCAATCGCAACTGCGTCCGGCTGGCGAGCGGCGGCGCGGGCGACACCTTCATGGGCGACGGCGACCAGTTCGTGCTCGACGAGAGGCTGCTGAAGCTGGGCATGATCTGGCAGTGGAAGGCGCAGAAGGGCTCGCCCTACGCCGAGGACATGGGCTCGTACAGCGACGCGCTCGCCAACGCGATGGGGCACGACCAGCCCGCGCCGATCATGATCGACCGCCGGCCGATGTCGCACCACAACCGCGGCGTCGCCTACCCGTGGCCGGTCCCGACATGAGCGCGCACGCCGCATTCCGCCGCCAGCCGGTGCCGGGCAACTACGCGCAGGCGCTCAAGACCGTGACCCTGCCGGCCCCGACCCGCGGGCTCGTGCAGCACGAGAACGACGCCTACATCGGCCCCGGCGCCGCGATCGTCTCGGACAACTGGTTTCCCACCATGAAGGGCGTCAAGCTGCGCGGCGGCTGCGCGCGCTACGCCACGCTGCCCGAAGCCGTGCCGGTGATCTCGTCGTTTGAATATGTCGACACCAGCCAGCACCGCATGTTCGCGGCGCAGGCGACCAAGGTCTACGATGTCACCACCGGCACGCCGGTCGAGATCGCCAGCGGACGCACCAGCGGCAACTACGTTGCCTCGCCGCTCGCCAACCAAGGCGGTTACTGGATGCTCGTCGTCAACGACGCGGGCGATCCGGTGCTGCGCTACAACGGCACGACGTGGACATCTTTGTCGACCGCCAGTATCGGCGCGTGGACAACCGGCACATCCTACGCGGTCGGGAACACCACGAAGGACACGGCGGATGGCACGTTCTGGCGCTGCCTGATCGCACACACCAGCCCCGGCAGTGGCACGTTCGCCGCCGCGCGCGCCGCGGCTCCGACGCAGTGGGCGAGTAGCGCCGCCGACGGCGCGTCGTGGATCACCGGGCCGGTCGGCTCTCCGGTCGAGTTCGGGCACAACCTGACCTACGTCTGCAAGTACCGCAACCGGCTGTTCTTCATCGAGAAGCGGTCGATGAACGTGTGGTATCTCGCCGTCGACGCGGTCGGCGGCCTGCTGACCAAGATACCGATGTCGGGCGCAGCGACGCGCGGCGGCTACCTCATGTTCATGAGCAACTGGTCGATCGACGCGGGAGATGGGATAGACGATAAACTTGTGGTTGTAACGTCCGAGGGCGAGGCGCTGATCTGGACCGGCAACAATCCCGGCGACAGTGCCAACTGGCGGCAGGAGGGCCGCTACTTCGTCGGCAAGCCGCTCGGGATGAACGCGCACGAGCAGGTCGGCGGCGACCTGCTGATCCTCACCGTCGAGGGCGTGGTGCCGATGAACATGGTCATCACCAAGTCGGCGGGCGAGATGGAGCTGGCAATGGTCAGCCGTGCCATCAAGCGGATGTGGCGCGAGGAAGTCGCGATCAACACCACCTACCCGTGGACGATCCGGCGCTGGGACGAGTACGGCGGCATCTTCATCACGCTGCCCGGCGGGCGGCCGGGCAACCAGTATTGCCTCGCCATGAACAGCGCCACCGGCGCCTTCGCGCGCGGCGTCGGCTGGGATGCGCTCTGCTTCTTGCGCCAGCGCGCCAATATGTTCTTCGGCACGCGCGACGGGCGCATCATGCAGATGGAGCGCAGCGGCTCCGACGACGGCCTGCCCTACGTCGCCACGCTGGTCGGCGGCTGGGAAATGTTTCAGGCGCGCTCGATGACCGTGCACTGGCGGCAGGCGCGCGCGATCTTCACGACGTCGGCGAGCGAGCCGTTCGTGCCGCAGCTCGACGCCACCACCGACTACATCGTCGACATTCCGCCGCCGCCGCAGCCCGGCCCCGACCCGGGGCCGGCCGACGTCTGGGACGAGGCCGCGTGGGGTCCCGACATGGGCGGACCGCCGCCGCCGGTGCCGACCGCGCCGCAGCGCGACGCCTACGGCCAGTGGGACCAGCCGGCGCGCAACCGTCCGGCCAACCGCAACACGATGTGGGTGAGCATCGGCAAGACCGGCTTCTCGCACGCGCCGATCGTGCAGGTCACCGTCGCGCAGCAGGCCAAGCCCGACGTCGAGCTGGTCGCGATCGCGGCCACCTTCGAGGTCGCCGGCACCAACGTCTAGGAGGCGGCCCATGTCCGACTACGGCTTCGCCGATCCTCCCGCCGGGTGGGGCTTCACCCCGGCCGACATCGCCGAGGCGCGCCGCCGCGCGATCGTGCAGGCGCTGATCGAGGCCGAGGGCGAAGGCGGCATCCCCGGCGGCGTCGAAGGCGCTGGCCTGCCCGGTGGCCTGACTTCCGCGACCGGCTTCCAAGGCTGGGGCGGCACCGTGACCGGCCCCTTTGCCCAAGGCGCACCACTCCCCGACAGCCAGAACCCCGAGCTGTCGCAGGCCCCCGCGCCGACGCCGCAGTCTCCCGCACCGGCACCAGCTCCAGCTCCGGCTCCGGCTCCGGCTCCGGCTCCGGCACCGGCTCCGGCTCCGGCTCCGGCTCCGGCTCCGGCACCCGCACCGACGCCAGCACAACCGGACGCGCCGGTTGATGCGCCAAACGCAAATACCTCCCTCGCGCCGGCCGACAAATCCGACAGCGTCGCCAATTCCGCAAACATCAGCACCGCTGGGCTCCCCAGCGCGGGCCAGATCGCTGGCGCCAATTCCTTGTCCGGTGGCGGCCTGTACGGCATCAGTGCCGGCAACTTCGGTGCGCCGTCGTCTGGCATTCTCGGAGGCCCCGGCATGCCGGGCACTGCCCAAGCAGGCGGCCTACTCTCGTCGGGCAACCTGACGGGCGGCGCGCTGCAGGGCGGCCCCGGCATGGGCACAACCGGCACGCCCGGCATGTCAGGCAACAGCGGCCCCGGTAGCGCATTCTCGCAGGGCGTGTCGGACCCGGCCGCGGAGGCGGCTGCTGCGGCCTCGCAGGCGGGCGGCCCCACCGGGCTGGGCAACGTCAGCCTCGGCAACAGTGCCGCGATGGGCACTGGGCCGCAGGGCCAAGGGCTGGGGACGGAGGGCAGCGGCTTCAATGCGGGTGGCTACGGCAGTCAGCAGGGCGGCCTACAGGGCACCAACGCCGCCGCTATCTCTTCGGCTGGCCCTGTCAGCGGTGGCCCCGGCATCGGACGTGCCAGCGGTCTCGGCGGGCTGGGTGCTGGTCAGTCGGGAGGCAGCCTTGGTGGCCTCTTCGGCGGCCCCGCCTTGGGCGGGCCATCCTCTCTCGGCAGCATGGCGGGTCAGGCTGGCGGCACTGGCCGCGCGCCCGCATCTGCATTTCAGGGCGCCCAGCAAGGTGGCCCCGGCCTCGACACGGGCGGCCCCGGCCCCGGCGGCCAAGCCAGCCCCGGCAACTTCAGCGCGACCGGGCCCAGCGGCGGGCCCGGCTTCAGCGGCATCGGCCGCTCCGGCTTCGGCAACGACGATCAGGGCGCCAGCCTGCAGGGGATGAGCCTCGGCGGTGCGTCCGGCGCCGGTGCCGGTACCAGCGGCACGGGCGGCAGCGGCCCCGGCGGACAAGGTTCTGCGGCTGGCGGCCAGACCGGCGGCGGGCAGAGCAGCGGCGGCGGGCAGAGCAGCGGCGGCGGGCAGAGCAGCGGCGGCGGCAAGGGGGGTGGTAGCCAAGGTGAGGGTGAAGGTCAGGGCTTCGGCGGCCTCGGTGGCATGACCGGCGCCGTTGGTCTCGGCCTCGGCGCGGGTATGGGGCTGGGCGCTGGCCTTGGGGCGAGCGCAACACCCGGCGGTACCGTGCAGGCTGGCAGCCCCGACATCGGTGCGCCGGGCGACAAGGGACAGGGCTCCAGCGACAAAGGCGGCCCCGCACCAGCCGGCAAGAGCGGTGGACAGGGCGACGAGGAAGGCTCGAACGCGCAGGGCATGGTCAGCGCCCCGCAGGGCATGGTGACCGCGAATGCGGCGCTGGAGGGCGACGCACCCAGCGAAGGTGACGCCGACGCCGACGCCGACGCCGACAGTGAGGCCAGTACCGACACGGCCGGTCTCGGCCTTGCCGGTCTTGGTCTTGGTATCGACACCGGAGAAGGTGTCGCCGGCCTCGGCATCGGCGGCCTCGGCATGGGCGGACTCACCGGCAGCTTCGAGGGCGGCAACGCGGCTGTGTCGGCGGCGGCGCCCGGCCTCGGCCTCGGCGAGGGCATGGGCCTCGGTGAGGGCATGGGCCTCGGTGAGGGCATGGGCCTCGGCCTCGACGCAGGCCTCGGTCTCGACGCCGGCCTCGGCCTCGACGCAGGTCTCGGCCTCGACGCAGGCATGGACACCGGCGGCAGCGGATCATTCGGCGGCGATCAAGGCGGCGTCGGTGGTGCCGCGGTCGGCAGCGCGGGCGATACCGCGGGCGAGGCCGGTTCGGGTGGTCTCGGCCTCGGCGACAACGGAACCGGCGGCAGTAGCTCTGATAGCGGAGGTGGCGTCGGCGGCGCCGCAGTCGGTAGTGCCGGTGACTCGGCGGGCGGCCCCGGCTCTGGCGGCGTCGGCGTCGGCGCAAGCGAAGGCGGCGGCGCCGCCGCGGGTGACGAGTAACACGAAGGGAACGACCTGATGTTCGACTACATCTACCATCAGGACAGCGGCGTCGCGCATTTCGTCGCGAGCCTGATCCCGCACATGCACGGCAGCGGCTTCGGGCCGTGCAAGGCGATCGGCGTCGCCAAGGACGGCCATCTGGTCGGTGGCCTCGTCTATCACACATGGGGGCCGCGGCAGGGCCTGATCGAACTGAGCTGTGCGGCGCTGCCGCGCTCGGGCTGGATGACGCGCGAGACGGTGCGGCGCGCCTACGAGTATCCGTTCGACACCGTCGGCGTGCAGCAGGTTACGCACCACGTCCGCGCCGACGACGCGCAGGCGCTGCGCATCCTCGCCGGTCTTGGGTGTATGCTGATCACCATCCCGCGCTTCTTCGGGCGCGAGCACGACGGCGTCATGGCCCTGCTGACACGCGAGGCGTGGGACGCGGGCAAGTGGAGCCGCAAGGTCAAACCGGCAATGAAGGAAGCAGCCTGATGGCATACCTCGACAGCGCGGGCGCCTACGGCGCAGGCGGCGCGGCCCCCGGACCCGGCGGCGCGCGCGACAGGATCACGCAGGCCCTGATGGCGGTGCAAAACCCGCCCCCGGTGCCCGACGTACAGATGCCGCCGCCCGCGGGTGGCGCGCCGCCTCCGGCACCCGGAGCCGCAGCGCCCGGCGGCATGCCGCCAGCCGCCGCAGGAGCACCGGGGATGGGCGGAATGGCGCCGGGCACGCCGCCGATGCTGCCGCAGCTGGGCAGCGCCACGCCGCCCGGCATGCAGCCGGGAGGCATGCTCTCGACGCCGCCGGCCGCGCCAAGCATGCCGCTACCGGGCGTAAGGTAACAGGAGGCTGAACGATGTCTTGGCTGTTCGGATCGCCTCCCGCTCCGCCCAACCCGGTCGCGACCGCGGCCGGGCAGACGGCGACCAATATCGGTTCGGCGCAAGCCAATACTGCGTTGAACAACATGAACCAAGTCACGCCCTACGGGTCGCTGACCTACGACAACACGAGCGCGGGCAATTTCAGCTTCTTCGATCCGACGACCGGCAATACTTGGAACATCCCGCGCTGGACCGCGACGCAGACGCTGTCGCCGACGCAGCAGAACATCGCCAACCTCGGCCAGCAGTCGCAGACCAATCTCGCCGGGCTGGCGGCGAACCAGAGCGGCATGCTGCAGAGCCTGCTCGGCACGCCCTACGACCCCAGCCGCGGCCAGTTCGACGCGCAGCGTTACCTGCAGATGAACCCCGACGTTGCCGCAGCGGCGGCGGCGGCCAACCGGCCGGCGGTGGCGGCGGTGGCGGGCACGCCGGGCACGCCGGGCACGCCGGGCACGCCAGCCAGCACCGTGTTCGACCCGCAGCTGTACATGCAAGCCTATCCCGATGTGGCGCAGGCGGCGGCGAACATGGGCATGGACCCGACGCAGGCCGCCTACCAGCACTATCAGCTGTACGGGCAGGCCGAGGGCCGCACCGGCGGCTTCGCGGCGGGCACGCCGGGAACGCCGGGCACGCCGGGCACGCCGGGCACGCCGGGCAGCGAAGCGGTCAATGTCGATCCGTTCGCATTCGCGGCCGAGCACTACCGCACCTCGGGAATGCGCGAAGGCCGCGCCAGCGGCGGGCCGATAGCACCGCGGGCGGGCGATCCCAACTCGCTCTCCGGCTTCTCGCTTGCCGACAGCTACGGCGACCCGAACGACAAGCAGCTGCGCGACTTCGACAGCGGCGGCGCGATAACGCGCGACTACGGCCCGGCCGACAATTTCTCGGCCGATCGTCTCCGGGTCGAGCAGGCGATGTACGAGCGCATGTCGCCGCAGCTGGAGCGCGACCGCCAGCGCATGGAGGCGCAGCTGCGCGACCAAGGCAACCTCGCCGGTGGCGAGGCGTATGGCGCGCAGAAGGAGCTGTTCAACAAGCAGCTGACCGACACCCGGCTCGGCATCACGGCGCAAGGTGGTCAGGAGCAGAAGCTGCTCAACGACATGGCGGCGCAGCGCGCGGGCTTCCAGAACGCGGCGCAGAAGCAGGCGTTCGAGCAGTCGCAAGGGCGGGCGACGTTCGCCAACGCGGCGCAGCAGCAGGACTTCACCCAGCAGGGCCTGCGCGCGCAGTTCAAGAACCAGACGCAGGGCCAGCGCATGGCGATGGCGCAGGCCAAGCTCGACGCCGAGAACGCCGCGCGCAAGCAGTTCCTGAGCGAGCAGTACGCGCAGCGGCAGGCGCCGATCAACGAGATCAGCGCGCTGATGTCGGGCTCACAGGTGCAGCAGCCAACATGGGCCAACACGACGTCGAGCCAGATACCGACCACCGACTATGCCGGGCTGACCAACAACCGCTTCAGTCAGGACATGGCGAACTACCAGCAGAGCAGCCAGAATTTCAACCAGATCATGGGCGGCATTTTCGGCGCAGTGTCGGGCCTGACCAAGTCGGACCGGCGCGAGAAGGACGTCGGGCCGAAGCTCGGCACCGTGTTCGCGGCAGGCCCCGACGGCGAGCGCAAGCTGCCGATCCACGAGTACAAGTACAAGGACGACCCCGCCGCGATCAGCCACGTCGGCCCGATGGCGCAAGACGTCGAGCGCGTCGACAAGAAGGCGGTCAAGACGATCGCCGGGACCAAGTACATCGACATGACGCGGATGGGCAGTATCCTCCGCGATAAGGGAGGGCGCCGCCATGCCTGAGTTGTTGCCCGCGCAGAGT